CGAAAATATCCGAGAAAAACGCTATTTAGACGCATTTTACCAAGGTTTGGGGCTTACAGGTGATCTTGCTATGGGTGCTGGAACTGTTTACCCTCCAGCTTTGGCATTGGGTGCCGGGATGAAAGTAATAAGCGGTATGGGCAAAACAGCCAGAACCGCTAAACAAGGGGACATGGCAGCAAGAATTCTTCCTAGATACTTTGTAAATGAAGCTGGGGGTGTTCCAAATGCAGATGTTTTACAAATAAATCTTCCAAAATCATACAACCCCCTCTGGAAGATACGAGCAAAGTATGTTGAAAGGAAAGACGGTAAGTTTATGGTGTCGCACGGCATTAGTTCCCCTACTTCTGGTACACCGGCCGGACCACTAACTGAGAGGTCTTTCGTTTACGATTCCTTGGACCAAGCTAAAACTGGTTTAATAAACTATGCTTTGGAATCTCCAATTCTTAAGGCAGGAACGGCTGGCTCAAAAACAGAGGCAAAACTGATTCCTAGGATTCGTAAAAAACTGGAATCTGAAAGACATGCTTCTGTCCTACCTGATGAAACAGGGGTTATTGATGAAAACTTCGATTTTATACCGTTTACAGAAAAGCCTCTTCTCGACACAGAACTGAGCCTTAAAGGTGACCTACCAAAAATGACTAGAGAAGATATAGATGAGATGTGGAAAATGCAGAGAAACCAAGATCCTCGCAATTTAGAGCTCATGGCTGAAGCGGCTGCGAGGAAGCGGGGGGTACCAGTATCAGAAATACATGCAGAACGTAAAGCGGCGAATGTTCCGTTTGAAATACCTACAAAAGCTGAAGAGGAGATCATTACAACAGATTTTGGAGGCGGTGTAACCCTAAGGGCACCCAGAGCCGAAACAGAAAAGGTTCTTAACAGAGAGATGAGCCCCGACAACCAACGTGCTTTGGATGAAGCATTTGAGAGGTTTGAGAAGAAACAAGAGGCGGATCTTATTTCTCGTGTACAGGAGGCATCTGTTCTTGAAGAGGTGGATTTATGGAAAAAATCAATAGCAGAACCAAAAATAGGAGCAAAAGCCGATGAATTATTGGAGTGGCAGAAGCCCTTAACGGAACAACAACCGGGAGTACAAGAAAAAATTAAAAATTTAATTGGTGAAGATTCTTTTAACAAAGCTGCTGCTGATGGGCTCACCGGCGAAGACGTTTATGGAAACTTTGAGGAGGTAATGTTAAACGATGATTTAGCACAGTATGGTTTGGAGTTTTTAAAACCTAAACTGTCTACAGAGAAACTTGGTGCAGGAGCTTATCTCAATGAGGCAGGGATCAGGGGCATTGTGTATGGTCCCGAATCTGTTGAGGTTTTTGACCCCGTAAAGTATAGAAAAGTAGAACCCGGAGCCAAACTTCCAGGGTCGTTGCAACCAGGGAAAATACCCATTGGTTTAACAAACAAGAAGATTACGGCAAGACAACTTATTTCTGGGCGCATAGATCCTGATTTTTATGGGAAAGAGGAATTAATGGGTGCTGTTGGTTCGATTCGGATAAAAAAGAAACCACATAAGTATTCAACAAGCACGAGAGAGGTTGAAAAGTTGGCCCCTTGGGTGTATCAGAAGAAAGGAACAGAAGGAATAAAAGATTTCGATGGAATAGAAGAACTGTTTTCTGAAGCAGACCCGATTTGGGCCGCACAACTAGCCGACGCGAAATCGACACAGGGTAAAGAGGAACTCATAAATAAGTGGCTTAGAAATGATGATTTAATACCAAGCCAGGTAGACGATGTTGATGCGTACAACTGGCGGGTTGAGAACCAAGACGAAATTAGTGAAACACTTAAATCAAAGGGTTATACCCCGGAAGGGATGACTGATGATGAAGTTAGTAGCGTTTTCGAGAAGAAAACTGCAGACCCGGAAAGCGTTGAAGTAGAAGTCTTTGTAGATGTTGACGATGATGGACTGCCGCCCTTTAATCGCGGCGGCCCCGTTACCCGTCCCTTATACTCAGACAAAAGGTACCTGATCTAATGGCTAATAAGAGACAAGAGGATTTAACTTCCAGGCAAGAAATCTTTGCTCAAAACATCGCGTTGGGTATGACCAAGACCAAAGCTGCATTAAAAGCCGGATATTCTCCCAAGACCGCCTCTAATACAGCGTCTTCTTTAACTGGAGACAAAAACCATAAAGTACAAGAAAGGATTACCTTTTTGCAAAAAGGAGCAGCCAATCGAGTGATGCTCAGTTTGTCTGCACATTTGCTTGATTTACTTGAGATTCGAGACAAAGCCCTTTCAAAAGGCTCTTTTTCAGCAGCCGTTGCAGCCGAAGTTGCTCGAGGAAAAGCCGCCGGACTGTATGTAAATAAATCAGAACTAACGATTAATAAGATAGAGAGTATGAGTAAAGAAGAGATTATTGAGCGCCTCAATAATCTGTATAAAGAATCTAAAGGTGCATTGCCTGATACAAAAATTATTGATTTAAAACTAAAAGATGAAACAGAAATTAACGGAGCTGCCTGAAGAAACTCTAAAAGAGTATTTTGAGTTAAGCGAACGATACAAAGAAATCACTGAGATCGATCTGGCACAAACGGATTTTTTATCTTTTGTAAAATCCCAATGGCCCTCGTTCATAGAAGGACATCACCATAAGATTGTGGCAGAAGCCTTTGATCGTATAGCCACGGGCAAATTAAAACGGCTCATTATCAATATGCCACCAAGACACACGAAAAGTGAGTTTGCGAGTTTCTTACTTCCTGCTTATTTGATTGGTCGCAATCCAGCACTTAAGATTATCCAAGCAACACATACATCTGACCTTGCCGTACGGTTCGGTCGTAAGGTCAGGGATTTAATACAATCTGACATATACAAACGTATTTTCCCCAACACCAGGCTTAACCCGGACTCAAAAGCGGCAGGTAAATGGGAAACCATGGCAGAAAACCAACCCACAGTACGCGGGGAGTATTATGCGGTGGGTACGGGAGGCGCGATCGCTGGACGGGGTGCCGATCTGTTTATTATTGATGATCCGCACTCGGAGCAAGATGCGATGTCGAAATCTGCATTAGACGATGCTTACGAATGGTACACCTCTGGACCACGGCAACGGTTACAACCCGGAGGCGCGATTGTAGTGGTTATGACCCGTTGGAGCGTTAAAGATTTAACCGGAAGACTGGTCAAGGACATGTCTCGAAGTTCTCAAAGTGACCAATGGGAAGTCATTGAATTACCCGCTATTTTGCCAAGTGGCGATGCCGTTTGGCCTGAATATTGGAATATTGAAGAATTGGAAGGCATTAAAGCGGCACTGGGTAATGGAGCAAAATGGTTTGCCCAATACATGCAATCACCTACTTCTGAGGAAGGCGCGTTAATTAAAAGGGATTGGTGGCAAGAATGGCCGGATAAAACCCCTCCTGAATGTGAATACACGATACAAAGTTACGATACGGCGTTTTTGAAATCTGAAACAGCCGATTATTCAGCCATTACAACATGGGGCGTGTTCTATCCCCATGGTCGAATAAACGAGGATATATACTCAGGAGAGGTGGCTCATTTAGTTTTATTAGATGCTGTTAAACAAAGACTTGAGTTTCCTGACCTAAAGAGAAAAGCTCTTGAACTTTATGAATATTGGGAACCCGACACCGTGATTATTGAGTCTAAAGGAAGCGGTACCCCGTTGACTCAAGAACTGCGACAGATCGGGATTCCCGTACAAAATTTTACACCAAGCAAAGGCGCGGACAAAATAGCCCGGGTGAATGCTTGCACTCCTTTATTTGAGTCGGGGATGGTTTGGAAGCCCGACGAACATTGGGCAACCGAAGTGGTTGAAGAATGTGCTTCTTTTCCAAACGGAGACCATGACGATTTGGTGGATTCAATGTCCCAAGCCGTTCTGCGTTTCAGACAAGGCGGTTTTGTTCGTTTACCTTCTGACTATGAAGACTACTTTGAAGGCAATCGGCATAAAAACTTGACTTATTACTAAAGGAGTATAAATGAAGAAATTAACGGTGGGTATGGCCACTTATGATGACTTTGATGGTGTTTTTTTCTCAGTCCAAGCGATCAGGATGTATCATCCAGAGGTCATGGACCAGGTTGAAATTTTGGTTGTTGATAATAATCCGGACAGTCCCAGTGGGAAAGCCGTAAAGAAATACATAGAGGCTTCGGTGCCGAACGGACGCTATATCCCCTTTAAAAAATTTAAAAGCAACTTTGTAAAAGAAAGGGTTTTTGTAGAAGCAGACGGTGAGTTTGTTCTTTGTATCGATTGCCATGTACTTCTACCACCAGGAGCCCTAAGAAAACTAATTGCTTACTATGAGTTATTCCCTAACACCAATGACTTGATACAAGGACCGATGTGGCACGATAATTTAAAAGATTGTTCAACACACTTTAAACCCCGGTGGCGTGGCGGGATGTATGGAACATGGGACACGGACCAGGAGCTTTTAGATCGAGGCGATGCTTTTGAAATACCGATGCAGGGCTGTGGTCTCTTGTCTTGTAAGAAAGAAAATTGGGTGGGCTTTAATCCGGATTTTCGTGGCTTTGGTGGAGAAGAGTGGTATATTCAAGAAAAGTTTAGGAAGTACGGTGGTCGAGCGATTTGTCTTCCTTTCTTGAAATGGAACCATCGTTTTGGACGACCTGCGGGAGCTCCTTTCAAAGTGAATATTGAAGATAAGATAAGGAATTATTTCTTAGGTTGGATGGAGCTTTATAATAATATTGAGCACCCGGGGATTCAAGAAATGTTGGACTCTTTCACCGAAAGCGGGCACGGGGAAGTGGTTGATAAAGTAGTCCGTTCTTTTTTCGATAGTTTCCAAATTAGTAAATAATAGGGTATTATTATTTTAATTCTATATAGAGTAAACATTTATGGCGATTGATAAACAGATCCAGCCCATCGAGAGCCCTATACCCATGGACGACTTTAGTGGTCCAATGGAAATAGAACTTGAGCTTCTTCCTGAAGACGGAGAAATGCCTTTTGAAGAAGAGGGCATGGAAATGGATGCACAAGCTACGTTTGATGAAAATCTAGTTGATTTTTTAGAACAGGATGTTTTGGGTTCTTTGGGAAGTGAACTAACAAGCCTTTACTCTGAGGACAAAGAATCTCGACAGGACTGGTATGAATCTTTCAAGAAAGGTCTTGATCTTTTAGGCATTAAACAAGAAGAACGCACACAACCGTTCCAAGGTTCAAGTGGCGTTAATCACCCGCTTTTAGCAGAAGCCGTTACTCAATTTCAAGCCCAGGCATATAAAGAACTTCTCCCACCTTCTGGCCCAGTACAGGTACAAGTGATAGGAGAGCAAAATCCGGAAATTATTGCACAATCGACTCGGGTTAAAGAATTTATGAATTATCAGATAACCCATGTTATGGAAGAGTACGATCCTGAAATGGATTCTCTTCTTTTCTACTTACCTTTGTCGGGCAGTGCGTTTAAGAAAGTTTATTTTGACACGATGTTGGATCGAGCCGTAAGTGAGTTTGTGAAAGCTGAAGACCTGGTTGTTAGTTATTCTACAACTGATCTTTCTACTTCTCCTCGGGTGACTCATGTTATGACCATGACCAAGAATGATCTGCTTAAGATGCAACTTAATGGAACTTATTCTGATGTCGAATTAATGGATCCAGGCAATGTTCAACCTAACGAAGTTCAAGAAAAAATGGAAGAACTAGAAGGGGTCAGTCCAACTTATGCAGAGAATAATGAGCTCTACACTATTTTGGAAATGCACGTTGATCTTCGTCTAACTGAGATTGAAGATCATGGTTTTGCCTGTCCCTATATTGTAACGGTCTGTGAAGACATGAACCAGGTGCTTGCTATTCGCCGTAATTGGGAAGAAGGAGACTCACTCTATAAAAAAGTGGATTATTTTGTTCAGTATAAATTCCTTCCAGGACTAGGGTTCTATGGCTTTGGTTTAATTCACATGATTGGGGGCTTAACCAAATCGGTTACTTCTATATTAAGGCAATTGATTGATGCAGGAACCTTGGCCAATTTACCTGCTGGTTTCAAAGCAAGAGGAATGCGTATTCAAGGTGAAGACGAACCACTGCAACCTGGAGAGTTCAGAGATGTCGATGTTGCAGGGGGCACGATTAAAGATTCCTTACTACCGCTTCCTTACAAAGAACCTTCGGCAGTTTTATCTCAATTGTTGGGCATTCTAGTTGATTCCGGAAGACGGTTTGCTTCGATTGCAGATATGCAGGTTGGAGATATAGGCTCTCAACAACTGCCCGTAGGCACGACCATTGCCATGTTGGAAAGAGGCACTAAAGTAATGTCG